GACAAGTGCAACTTCAGGCTCTTGTGATGCAATCTTGGATACTGATTCAGCATCGCGGTACATAACAGCACGGAAAGTATCTACAACATCCTGCTCTGTCTGGGCACGACCAAAAAGGTATGCCATGGCATCAGGGTTTGTAACTTTCTTCTTGCGCCAGTATTCATATTGTTCACGAGCATTGCTGCCTGTAAGAAATTGAATATCTGCAAGTCCCTCGCCTTTTCCATCAAGGGCTTGAGTAAGGATATTGTCTAACCTTTCTTCAGTCATTGCAAACTTGCCAAATACTGCACGGGCTGTTTTACCAGAAATTTGGTCAAGCATTGGTGCTTTGGCTGCAATAACAGCACCTTTGCCAAGGAATCCAGCAAAGGTTAAAGGGTCAATAATTGTTGATGCTGTGATGTCTTGTACGCCAGATAAAATTTTACCTAGGTATTGGTCACTAAAGGCAGCATCTCTATCTTCTTGATTAAAAACATCAAAGCCAGCAGAGAGGAATCTAAGGTTGTTGTCTGTCCATTCTTGAAACCAACCACTCTTATCTCCTGATGTACGACCTGGAGAGAGAACAGACAAAGTTGCTTGTCCAAGAGAAATATTTGATTTTTCACGCTCTACACGAAGTGTATAGTCTGCGTAAGACTCACCTGGAGCCTTGAACTTGTTATACATGAATGGCTGGTCAAGGATGGCTTCTACACCCTGACGGCGTGCTTTTCCACCAAGTTCATACGATGCTTCACCAACGGCGAGTAATCCGCCTACAGCAGCACGAACTGGGGTAGATGCAACCTTAACTGTGTTCTTAACAAAGTTAACACCATCTACATACCACGGGTCATCGTTACTTCCCGCAGTCGCTATGTCCTTGATTAGTCCTGGTATGCCTGTGAAGTCAACTGCTGACTTCGCCATCTTACCTAAATTATCAACCCAACTCACTATACGCCTTCAACCTGACTACGGATGTAGCGATACCAGTTACGAGTTGCATTAGAGGCGCGTGGTGATTCAGCAATCTTTGCATAAAACGGCAGGTACGCAGCAAGTTGAGCAATATCTTGGTTATTTTGAGCATTAAGCATGGCAGGTGCTGCCATAACTTCTTCGCCTGCGTTGGGTCCAAGCGCTCCACCAGTATCAACACCTTCTTCAGGGTACTGGGTTGGAGCATCTAACGGAACAACTCCGTCTAAAGAAATCTTTGGTATGGCAGCCTGTGCAGCATAGGATGGTTTGTTTGCAGTATTTTCTCCAGCTGCAAATCGTGCAGGTTGTCCATTGGTTCCAGCACCGCCTGTTGCGGATACTTGGAAGTTATTTTCTTTTCTTGCTGCCATGATTACCTTTCGCTATAAGAGCGCATTTAAAATTTATTGGGCAGTTTTTGGACTTACCCAGGTCTTTGAATTACTTGCTGCGTGAACCGCGAGTTCCGCTTGGATTGCTTGAGAAGTATGTCTTGCCACCCTTTGAGGATGCCTTCTTAGCCGTTAGTGGCTTCATTGTGTTTGGCTTTCCTGCTGAACCTTGGTTTGCTGGCTTCTTACCTGCTGCCTTCTTCATTTTCTTCATATCGTCACCTCCCCTACGCTACTGGTAGTCGTCTGACGAGGGAAGCCTGAAGATTAGGTTCACCTCTTTGGGTTAAACTTGCTAGTAATGATTGAACATCTGGTCGTCCACCAGGAGCAATTTGTCCTGGAGCAACGCCAATCATTCGTCCAGTGGCGCTTAGACCTTCTGGAAGTTGCCCCTCACCTGGAGGGACCGCACCTGGCTGCCCCATCATCATGTCGGGACTTACTGCTTCAGGGGTCATCGCACCAGGTGGGGGAGTCTGAGGCTGGAACGCATCAGATACTGCCCTCTCAATAGAGGCACCTTTCTGGCGTTCATTAATGACTGTAGATAATTTGTACAAAATATCTGAAGGGTCTTGTCCTTGTGAAGCAAGGGCTGGAATTGCCTGTGCATAGGAAGCAATCGCTTGCTTCATTGCATCGCGCAAATCTTCGGTGTCAACCTTTTCTTCTTCCTGTGTTGCATTGAAAGAGAAAGGCATTTGACGGCGTAGGAAGTCACGGGAAATCAATTTATCTCCACGAGCCTGTAGACCAAAGACCAATGCGCGGTTAGGGTCAAGTCCTGCCATCAAGCCATACTGAACATCAACAGTGTAGTCACCATCAATGTCGCGTGCTGGCTTGTATTTGATTGCGTATGGAACGCCATTGCGTGTACCACGCAACTCTTTTTCCATATTGCCAAAAACTTTTTCATCAACCTTAAGTGCAAGGCTCATGAGTTCTACGAAAGCACGAGCAAACATTGCATGTGCTGTCTTAATCTGGGTATCAAAGCCACCCATAAGTGCTTGTACGCCACGACCAGTTACGATAGAGGCATCAATATTAGCGAGCCTTAGCAACCTGAATTGCAAGAACATCGTCAAATTGACCTCGCGTTTCGCCATCCAAGGATGGTCGCTTAACAACGCGAACAAGACATTCACCAATCGGGTTAGGCGTGCGGTCAATGACAATGTTGTTTCTTTGAGGGACAAAAAGAATATCTTGGTCTTTGTCATGATAGCGAACAATCTCCAACATTGAATCTGTAGAATCTTTGTCATACAGTAAATGTGCATACTCTGGGTATGCGCTCATCAGTTCAGCCAATGGCTTCTTGATGCGTTGGTAAATGCCATGTACCTTGCCGAATCTGTCAATGATTGGGTAGGAGCCATACGAATCCATAAAGCGGATGCGTGGCATGTTGTTCTCTAAGTCAATCTCAACCTGTGCAGGTACGAATCCGTAGGACACATAGCGGTCTGCTGCAGTAAACATCTGTGTCTGCATGTCAGAGAAGTCAACATAGGAGTTAACAATTTCTTCGCGCTTATCGGCTTTCTTGCGCTCTTTGTCAGACACCATAGATGGTGAGTTGCAGTTAAATGCAGGCAAAGGAGCAATAACTTCTGATAAGTCGCGGGCTGAGATGTCAACCATATTTGCAACGATTGGATTCTCAAACGGACCGTCTGGGAATAAATCGGGGTATACATCGCGCATGCGACCCTTACGAACAAGAAGTACTTGTTCCATGCGGGTGTCACGGTCAGAGTACAACTGGCGGTAACGCTCATAGTTGTCTTTGATTTCGTCAAGCGAAAGTGGCACACCCACCTCCTGTTCTAATAGATGTCACTAAGCGATACGGTGTATTGCTTTGATTTGTCGTATGGAGTATGAAACATACTTAGACTGTTGTGTGTTCTTGCAAAGGTTCTTGCATTAGCAACACGGTCACGGCATCCAAGTTCTGCAAACCAGAACGCCATCACGGTATCTGTCTTTTGCGCTTTCGGCGCATCTGGATACCAGGTGATGAGTTGTTCAATTAAAGTCTTTATACCTTCAGAGGCATGGGTTGATGGGAACTCAATGAGAGCATTGCCATCTTCCCAACCGTGGAATAGTGTCGTCAGGGATGCAACTCCGAAGTTCGTGTCCCATTTGTTTTGACCCGTATGATGTTCTCGTAAAATTGCACCCCTGGACGAAAGGTATTCCCGTACCTCACGGTCCTGAGTTAACATCGTTTGAAAAGCATTTTTCTCAATACGCCACTCAGAAATCTTGTACTGGTCAGTCCAGTCTTTGATTAGAGTTCTAATCTCGTCAGGTTTCATACCTGCTTTGTTTGATACATCTAGCAGATAGCGCTTCTGTGTAGAGATGTCTATTGCCAAACATACGGCTGCTGTGTAACCAGAACCTGCAGGGTCAAGCCCTGCGATAACGATAAGTCCATCCATGCCTTGGGGTCTAACCCCTGCTTTACCTTTAGGTATGCGTCCAATGTTTCTTGCACCATTGATAACGCCTTTAATGGCCCAGAGGGTTACCCAATTATCTGGGTCCTCGTCAAATTCTAAAACGGCTGGTTGTGCGAAATAAGTCCAAGGGGAAGTTTCGTCTGGGTAGCGCATAGGGTCGCGCAATTCTGAATACAAGTCCCTTGGGCGAAGGCGGGTGCCAATAAGTAGCAACTTGCCACCATCTTCGTCAATACGGGACATAACCTCAGACTGAATCCAATCAATCTGCTTTTCGTACTCATGGGCATTGGTGTTATCCACGCAGTCATCCATGATAATCAAATCGGCACGGGCACCGTAAATATGCCCTCTAATACCGATAGCCTGTACGGTAGGGTCCTTTTCGCCAGAGTCGCGTGCGCAAATCCGATAGACAGCATAGTTGACCGTAATGGTCGTAGACTTTGCATGTTCTGGTGGGGTGTTGACAATCAATAAGTCGGGTGCCCCTACCTCGTAGGTTATAGCAGGGTGAACATCCGAAGGCTCCCTGCCTTCTAATAAATCTATCCAATGGCGTTGGTGTGTAAACACCTGTGTGCCTAGGTATTTCTCTGAGAATTCGGGGAAGGGTGGTACTTCCCCTCTGGAGCCACCTATTTCGCCTCTAGCGGTCATGGACCGCACTTTGTCTACAGCAGTGGCAAACTCAGAGTCCACCTTTCGGTAGTACTCATAGGTCTTGACTGACCTTCCCACGGCATCCATAGCCCTTTGGACAGAGTAGCCCTGCATTAAAAAATCAATAATTTGCTTCTTGATAGCATCGCTTTTATGCGAAGCAGAGGTAGTTCGTTTTCTTTCCATAGCATCTCCCAAGACGGGGTATTTGGAGTCTTGGGGCTAAACTCCTAACCGAAGGCGTAGTCCAAACGAAGCCGAAGGTTAGGGCTTCTACTAGGGCGACCCCTTAGGGTCGCAGTAAGTGTTCGGAGGCTCCGATAATTTCGCCTCCTCACTTATACTATAGGTGTCCAAAAGGTCCTCATCGGACACTTTTGGGTGTGTGATTTACGCCACATCTATAGTAAATCAGCAAAAGTGCAGGTCAGAGCCACATTTATGGGGGGCGAGGACTAGCAAAGTTATGTATGTATACACACATACATACACTCGCACGCATTTTAAAAACCCTGGGGTGCTTTACAGCACCTCACACTGCTACTTGCAACACTGCATGACACTGCTTAGCAGGCTGCATTGCATTGCATTGCAAGAACTAGCAGGGCAGGCGGTTACAACTGCATAATCGCTCGCGCTGTATAAATCGCCCGCGCCTCGCCTCGCCTTGTTTAAACACTCAAGCATCGCCCGCAATCACTGGCAGCGCTGCAATCACTGGCAATCGGTAACATGCAAAAAACCCAATAAAATCGCAGACAATCTCACAACCGCGTTTTACCAAATCACGCAAAACCATTAAATGACGCTGTTTTTTTGCTTGTTACTCACTTTCCAATTTCATGGCGTGAGAGGCTGCAGCGTGGCACGGCGTGAGCATCGTTTAAACCGTTTTACCAAAACAAGCCAAAAGTGATTGTTTTACGCTATTTTTATGGGTTGTTGTAATCCGTTTAAACCTATGCAACAATTCGTGCATCGGCGCAACACGGTGCCGATTGACTGGAAAGGCTCAAAACATGGCACGCCATGCAGCACAAGAAAACGCGGTGAAGCAGACAACCCGCCTCCGCAAAGTTCTTTGCGAGGTTGACGGTTACATCGCTCGTATCTCTCGCTCAACCCTTATCACCTACGGCAGCCCAATCTGCCCTGCCTGCAATCAAGCAATGACGGAGGCACGCTAACCATGAGCGCATCAACCACTTTTGGAATGGAATTTGAAATACAGGGCTTGAATCCAAGCCGTGCAGCCTCCGTACTCAACAACGCGGGCATAACATGCAGCGCAACCAACGCAACACATGAAACCTCCGATAATTGGAAAGCCGTTTATGACGGCAGCGTTGGAAACGGCGCGGAGGTTGTATCCCCAATCCTTAGCCCTGCTCGTTTAAACGAGGCTCACAAGGTTACCCAAGCGCTAAAAACCGCAGGCGCACGGGTTGACCGTGCCACGGGTTACCATGTCCACATCGGCGTAAACGCCTTTGGTGAATGGGGAAATGGCGGAGAGGATAACCTCGCCCGCTTTGTTCTCAACTGGTACGCGGTACACGGCGCAATCGCTGCGCTCGTTGCGCCTAGCCGTTTAAACAATCGCTATTGTGCAATTTTGGACCGCCGTTACGCGGAGGCTCAAGCCAATTTCACCGCTAACCAAAACCGTGGCGCAATGACTGGCAATCGCTACACCTCGCTCAACCTTGAATCCATGCACCGCCACGGCACCGTTGAAATACGCCTACACCAAGGCACGCTAAACGGCGTTAAGGCAATCGCATGGGCGCAATTCGTGGCGAGCATGATAAACGCCAGCGTAAACGGCTCAGACCTCACCACGATTGACGAACTCAACCCTTGGTCCGTGGGCAACATGCCACAGGTTGAAACCTGCAAAACCCTGCTTGATGCGCTCGTGGTGACTGGCAACCTCAACGCCTCAACAGGTGACTGGCTCAAGAACCGCGCCTCCCGTTTAAACGGGTAGCACGGCAGCCCGCCCCTAGTGGGCATCGCGTAGGTGCAATCCCTACGGCGGGCACGAACGCCACGGAAAGCCCGTGGTGTTTAAACAGAATAGGACTGGACATGTACGAACAACCAACAGCACGCGAGCAATTCGCCCGCGATATTATGCTCGTGTTAGAAAATGACCGCAGAGCATACGAATACCTCAACGCAGTAGCCAAGCGTTTAAACAGTACCCATGAATTTGCGGAAGAAATCCGCAACTATGTGGAGCAGTCAATCTTGCAGGAAATCCGCCCGACTGAAAGCGTTTTCACGATTAGCGTGGGCAGGCTACTCATTCACCAAATCTGCCTCGGTTGGGGATTGGACCCTTATTACGACATGGCGAAGCAAATCATGGAACGCCAGACCGAAAGCACAGGTGTTTAAACATGGAATACCTCAACGGCTCCGCGCTCGTACTGATTGCGCTTTTAGTGTGGGCACTATGCAAGGTGCGCAACTCATGAGCAGCGAGCGTTTAAACGAACGCATCATGTGCGGTGACTGCTTGCGACCCGATTGCAAGGGTTGCGAGCGCTAACCGTGCATGTGATACACTTCACCCATTAACCAACCAACAACAACAGACTGGAGATATACAAATGTGCGGAATCGCAGGCTACTGCTTAGACCCTAAGCATTACTCACGCATTACCACGAGCGACCTCGCAGGGCAGATGCTCTACGACATTGAACACCGTGGACAACACGCAACAGGCGCTGCATGGATTAACCCACGCAACGGCAGGCGTGTCATTAGCAAAGCGCCAACCAGCGCCACAAAGTTCGTGCCCAAAGCAGGCTCACGCCTATGTGACGGCGCAACCACTGCAATCTTACACACACGATGGGCAACTCAAGGCTCACCGAGTATCGCAAGCAATAACCACCCAATCCCACGCGGTAAAATCGTACTCACACACAACGGACACATCAGCAACGACACCGAATTGTTTAAACAACTAGGTGTTCCTCGCGTTGGTCAGGTTGATAGTGAGGCTGCTGCTGCACTGATTGCCTTCTCTGATGGCAAGCCTTGGGAAATCCTGCCCGAACTCTATGGCACGGCAGCGCTCGCATGGATTACACAACACGACCCACGAACGCTACACCTAGCCCGTGTCAATTCCTCCCCGCTATGGCTCGCCCAAGCAAACACAGGCTCGTTGTTCTATGGCTCAACACAGGAAACTGTAGAGAACGCTGCAATCATGGCAGACTGCGAGATTGATTGGCTACATGAAGCAGCAGAGGGCGAGTATTTTAAGGTGCGTGACGGTCATGTGACCGAGTACCAAACCTTCACACCTCGCACATACGAACGCACAAACTGGTGGAGCAATTACAGCCAGCCTGCCTACGCAACCGAACTTGATTACTTAGGCAGATACAACCAACGCAAGGCAGAAAAGTACGCTCGTTGGTGGGAGGACAAAGACGAACTAGCCTTCTAATAGTTTAAACAAGAGAACCCTCGCTGCGGCGGGGGTTTTTTTGTGCGCACAAATTGTAGTTACATTATCTCTACTGTTTAAACAGTTCACTCACCGCCGCCTGGAACCAGGTGTTCCATTACCTGGTGTTTAAACAAATCAAAAATTATTTTTTATTTTTGCCTGGAACTTCCTTGACTTTTGTTTTACATGTGCGCAATACTTACACCATGACAGAACAACAAAGAACACAGCAAGACATCAACGCACTTCGCGCTAAGTTATTTAACAAAGCCGAACACATACTGAGAGAACTCTATCGTGACGACTTTCAGGTTATCTACGCCGAACTCTGCAAAGAGGCAGGCATTACTTGCCCACGCAATGACAAAGATGCAGTGCGTGCAAGATACCACCAACTAATCAAAGACATGAAACGACAGGAGAAATAAACAAATGTACCTAGCGACTGGAGAAATGGTAGGAATCATCATCGCATTAATCAGCGCACTAACCGTGCTTGGTTTTGCGATGCGTGACAACGCCCGTTTAAACAAGTACAACACATACCTACGCAAGCGTAACTTAGAACTGCTCAAGAAACTTGAGAACTCAGTAGAAAGACC